TCCAAAACAAGGAGATTGTAGGCAATGCAGTGAGATTCCATATTGGCATTACCAAGAGAACAGATGAAGCCGGAACCGACAACATCAGCAAGGTGATCCTGATGGATAGAGCCGGGCAGCAGGTGGCGGAAATAGATGGCCCATTCACAAAGAAACAGCTTCAGGGCCGCTATTTTAGATTAGATCTCATACTAAAGGAGGGATAAAAGAATATGTATGATCGTACATTTTGGAAAGATCACATAGTTGATGAGGACACCTCAGAGGTATTGCAGGAGGGAACCCTTCAGGATGCTGAACACTTCAACAATGAAGAGGAAGGCATTCATGCAGGAAATGAAACAGTAGCATACCTGGCTGAGCAGATGGGTAAGATGGGCAAAAGAGTTGAGAGTGCCCAGGGAGAGGTTGTGAGAATCACACTCACAAACACTCAGGCATACCCATTCAACAACTCAAAGAAGAGTGTGAACCTAAGCCATTACAAGACAAATACCAATTATTTGGTACAGCCTGAAGTGGTGAGCTACTCAGGAGGAGGGGTTGGTGATATTGAGATCACAGATAAGCTCCTCAATGGATTCAAGATTGCTTACACCGGTGCAGCGAAAACAGTTGTGCTGGATCTTCATATCAGTGGAGGTGAATAAGATGGCAAATGTGATTAGAAACAATGATGAGAGGGCTGAGGTTGCCAAGAGGGTAATGAGCAGCTATGGTGTGCATCAGAATGATGCAGCGGGAAGAGAGGCGACTGAAGTAATAGCTGCACGATCTTTGGAAGCAAGAGACAGAGCAAGAAGAGAAGAAAATAGGAGGTATTACTAATGCAGATTGTAAAGATGCCGGAAGGTGCAGAGAATGTGATCAGCTATGAGATTACAAAGAATACAATCAGTTTCAATGATGATGAGCTGGCTCTCAACCTTCAGAAGAGAGAAAGAGATGGAGCAGTACATATTGATATATGCACAGACAGATCCGGGGCACTTGTAATGGGTGCAGAGAATGGCTTTAAGTATGTGGCTCAGATTGATATTCCAGCAAGGGAATACACAGAGGCTGAAGTTGAAGCTGAAGAAGGAACTGAGGAAGCTGAAGGAATGGAAACAAGAGCAAAGACAGTGAGAGAACCGGTACCATTTTCTATGGATAGATGCACTCTCACACTTTGGGAAATGGAGGAATAAAGATGAGCAATTTTGATGGAATGAAGGCAGCAGTTGAGGCAGTGAGCGGTGGGAAAAACACAGTGATCCTGGATGAGGTTGGAATGCCGGATATTGTTGTGAGATTGAATGCATTGAACAGCAAGAACCTGGATGATACTTTTACAGATACAATCAGCCCTGCATTTGTACTCAATGGAGGAACCAAGAAAGCAGTATACATGAGCAAGTATCAGAATATCACCATGACAATGGATGGAGTTACAAGAGCCTACTCATTACCTCTGAAGGATCCAAGAACCTATGTGACATTTGACCAGGCATTAGCTGCATGTAGAGCCAAAGGAGAAGGCTGGGGCCTCAATCCGGCTGTGCTGTGGAGCATGGTGGCACTTTGGGCAAAGAAGAATGGAACAATGCCAAGAGGCAACAATAACTATGGCAAG